TCGGTAGGACGGCGTACCCTACATCTCTTTAAAACCTAAGTCTTATTGGAACTGCTTAGGTGTGATAGCTGCCTTTCTATCCTCGAATATTTTGCTCTTGCTATCAATACGGCATGTGGCCATTATTAGCGATAACAAGAACATATAAAAAGCACAATGTAGTATTAGATATCCTACCGACATAAATGTCGCTACCATCTAACTTACAATGTGCTAATTATCAATATTTTCTCTTTCCTCTGCTGTCTGTTCTCTTTCTTCTGCAACGTCTTCTCTTTCTTGTGCTGTTGCTTCTCTTTCTTCGTTTATTTGTGTTTGCTGTTCTGCATTTGATATTTGCTCTGCTTGTGCGTCTACATCTTCATTAAGGAACTGATTAGCTTGTTGTTGCATTAATCTAGCTTGTGCATTTATCATTGCTATCTTTTTCTGTTCTTCTTCCATTAGCTCTATTGCTTCTTCTAGCTTTGCTTTTGGCATTACGCTGTCATCATCTAATAGCTTTGTATATATCTTTAATTCGCTTAGTCTTTCAACACTAAAATATCCTGCTTTTAATAGGTTCTCTAAGCTTACTTCCTGGGCAAACTTATCGAATGCTCCTTTAGGTGTTATATCTATCTTTACAGTTGCTTGAAGCTCTTGTAGTACTGTCTGTGGTACTGTTACAAGCTGTGTAGTTTCCTCACCTGTCTTTTGATCTGTTATGTCTTCCTCTAGTGTTAATCCATTTTCAGAATATGTGATAAACATATCTAGCCATATACGTACAACGTCTTCTATAAAGGCCTTTAATGCACTTAATTGTTCTACAAGTGGTTGTTGTGCCGCCTGTTGTACTGCAAGGATAGCTTTACCAGAAGCGTCCTCAGGGTTTACATCACCTGTTGCTATGTCTCCTGCACCTGCTAATTCTCTTGTGATACTAATTAACTCATTCTGTACCTTCTCAACGTCTGCACTCATTTGTGCCGGCTGTATAGTAGCAAATACATTTCTTACGTCTTCTACACTCATACCGCCTTTAGTCTTTAATGTTGCTCCTACTTGGTCAGCAGCACTTGGATTCATTATCTTATCCATGTTTATTACTTTTTGCGGATATGCTGTGTTCTTTACTGTTATAAGCCTACGCATTATTGTCTTGTTTACTTCTATCTGGTTTGGAATATGTCTTCTTACTTCGCCTTCTCCTCTTGCACTACCCTCTTTTTCTTCCCATATCATGTGTGCTATTGGATAAAGTGTAAGGCCACTATCTGTGTCTTCTTTTATGTCTAAGTATCTTGTAGTCTTGGCAAAATGTACTGTACCATTCTCTTTATAGAACTTTGTAATTACAGTACACATATTATCTTTTTCTAGCTTGGCTGCCTCTCCACTCTCTTCAAAAGTGTCATTGTCGCCTAATATCCATTTTAGTTTCTCTTCGCTTACACCTTCTGCTCTGGCCATCTCATGTACTCGAATAACCGGAAGTCTTTGTTTAATTAATATGTATGGTTGTCTTTGTATGTCGCTATCGTTCTCATTACCAAAATAAATGTCATTCTTTGATATAATTTCATTTACTGGTGTTTGATTTTCTATGTCATAATCTACATACATGATACCTTCGTCATTAATAGCAGAATCTTTTGTAACCTTTCTAACTTTTAAATCTAGGCCATCTTTTTCCCATACTCTGCTTGCTTTCTTGTTAAGCATTTCACAAGTCTTTTCAGCTACTTTTCTAAACTCTTTGTTTTCAAAGTTCTCACTAGAAAAGTTTGCCGCCCATAGGTTGCTATTAATATTACCTACCTTGTATTTAACTATTGATTTAATAAAGTTTAATTGTACTGGCTCTATACCTTTAATCTTTAAGCCTTCCCATTGATCACCATTGTAAAATCTATGGTTTCTGTCTGTATCTGTATACATATTGATTAGCCTACAATAGTTTCGGCTCTGCTCGTATAAAGTCCAAATATCAGTTTCTTTTAATTCTTCTAAGTCCATTTATTCACCACCTACTTAATATCTCTTTGGCCTCTTCCTGTTCCGTCATAGTTGTTTATGTTCTCCATCATAATGTTCATTTCTTCTTGTGCCTTATTCGCTTCACGTTGCTCTGTAAACTCTCTATAAGTTTGCATAGGGTTAATACTAGGCAACTCTATTTCTTCGCCTTTATCGACCTTCTGAGCCACTCTAGCACCAATTAAAAAAGCTAACAGGTTCATTCCTCCCATCAGCAATACTAAAATAATAGTTTCCATTTAAGCCTCCTTCTTCTTAGAAGCCTTTTTAGTAACCTTCTTAACTACCTCTACTGGTTTTTCTCTTAATGCTTTTAACTTTGCTTTTAATACTTTCTTTTTCATTATTACCTCCTATTTATGTAAAGTTATTATGTACTAATAACCCCCGTAAATTTTGATACCAACTTTTATCCTAAAACCCTGTAAGTACTGATATATTCGTAGATAATTAAAGTTAACGTAATATGTCTATACTACGCTTATTGTTTCCCCATAATCGTACTCTTCCGGTTGTTCTATCTTGAAATTGAAATGAGGATATATATTGATAGGCTCTTGCGTAATTGATACCTGGCTTCTTGCTTCATGAGCTATGGCCAAGCCCATCATCTGATCATCATGACCGCCTTCCGGTGCTTCTATACGTCCTTTCTCATTCCTTATGATAGTTAATAGCTCCTCTAATGTGTCTTTATCATTTAATGTCTCTGTATGCTCCCTAACTATCTGAATAAGATTAGATATGATTGTAGGCCTTGTAAGTGTTGTTGTACGGAAGCCAAACCTTTTCTCTGTCTTTCCTGTGTAGCTGTCTAGCTGTTCCCTTACATATTGGTTGTTATATCCTAGCCTTTGTAGCTCCCTTATTGGATAGCTGTCAAAGTTAGCCTCTATTGCTATTAATGCATTACAGTAATACACTCCTAAACAATATAATTGTTTTGTAAATAAGTCCGGATCAAACTGGTTCTTTAATGCAGCCACCTGTATTCCTGTCTTTGCGTCTAACACATGTCCTGTAAAGTAATCTGAGCCTTCTCCTGCTGTATCTGCTCCAATACAATAACTTGTATGCTGTGGCACATTAGGCACTTGATATAGCCTTATATAGCCATTAGGGTCATTGTGCCAACGTATATTAGTAATCCTCAATCCGTCATAATCATATAAAAAATACCCAACCTTTAATGGTTTAGGTATTGTCTGTAATCTTTCATTTATCTTTCTAGCGTCAAATACTGTCTTTCCTAGTACACCCCATTGCCCTAAGCAATATACATTGTAATAGTATTCGTCTGTATCTTTGTAGCTTTCTAGCAATCTCTTGTAGTCATCATCTAAAAAGTCATTGTCTTTGTATGTACTATGGAATATTTCTATATTGTCGTCTGTACGGTCAAAGAAACGCCTTTTAAGCCAATGGTTTATGTCTATAGGGTTAAAGCTTATTACTATCTGTTTCTTTGTTCCTTTACCCCTTAAACGCACGTCTAGCTGATTAAAGTCTGCCTCTAATATTTCAGAAGCTTCCTCAATCCATATATCTGTTAATTCTCCTCTACTAAATGTTACTGATTTTAGCTTTTCAACGTCATCTAGTCCGGAGAATATAATTTCATTCCCATTTAACAAGCACTTTATTCTTAGATCACTTTCATTTATTTTGAAATGCTTGCCCAACTTCCATTTGCTTATTACTTGTTTGAACAATGCAAATGTACTGTCCCTGTTACTCTTACCTGTAGCACGTACTACAAGAAGGTTGAACATTTTGCTCTTTAATAGCTTGTATATATATCTTTCAACAACAAAAAAGCTCTTTCCAGAACCTGCACCACCATAAAAAACTAAATATCTTTTATCGTTGTCTAAGTATGGAATAAAGCTTTTATTAAATACTTTCTTGCTTATATTTATGTTGATTTCACTCATTTATCATCATCTAACTTTACGTTGATATTTGTTATACCTACATCTGCTTCAATTTCTTGTTTGTCTTTCCAACCAAAATTCTTTAATGCAAATATATCTCCTGCTCGGCCATTTGCAATCAATCTTTTCTCGTAAGCGTGCTCTATTCTTTGCTTTGCTCTTTTTACTGTGTTGGAAAATTCGTCTTTATTTTGATAGTCCATCAACACATCTCTGTATGTGTCTAATGCTAGTGCTAAGCCTGTTATAGTTAAAGGTTCTTCTTCTTCTTCACATTTTTTAAAATATGCGTCTATTTCTTTTTGTAACTCCTCTGGCGTATTCCATTTTGGTGGTCTGCCTACACTTCTACTGATTTCTTCCATTGTTGCCACCTCCTATTGATTTCCGTACTCTCTACTTATTTGATTTTCTAATATTCTAATCTGTAGTTTAATTGTATTAATATATTCTATATTGGCATTATATTTAACTTGTGCCGTATCTCTTTCAAATCTCAATTTTGCAATATCTTCATAGCCATATATAACTTGGTTAATTAGTGTAACTGGCATATCTTCTGCTCTTAACTCTAATGCTTTTTTATTTATAGCTATTTTATAATCTCTTTCCTTAGCTGCAAGATCATAACCATTACTGGCCAAATCATTAATGGCTTTATCTAGTAGTTCTCTTTTTTGTTTTAACTCTATGTATAACTCCATAATGTTTCTCCTAAATAAAAGGCACTATCCTAGTGTAGAACCGGAGGAGGACAGTGCCTAAAATGAATGAATGAACTATCTGCAACTTAAATTTCTCTCGTCGACATTATACCACGTTTTGTAATAAAAAGTCAAGTTTGTATGCTAAATTATAATAACTTTGTTAATATTAGTACAAAATGTATTATTTACAGTATTAATTTACCTTTTCTTGTTGTAACTCCAATACTTTATTCATTAACATTTTATTTTCTTCTACCAATCCTATATTTTCTCTTCTAATAATCTCAATAATTTCATCTCTCGTTCTAATCATTTCCTCTTGATTACCTAAAAGCTTTTGAACTTTTTCAAAATCAATTCTTTCCACTTAATCCTCCTTATCTTTTGTGCTTGGTACAACTATCCATATCAATAACCAAGCTAAGGCATTGATAGGTATAGTTGTATCTAAAAACGCAAATTGTGGTATATTTATAACATCTAATATCCATATAATACTTAATATAGCGTTAAATATCTTATACATTATTACCTCCTTTCCAAATCTATCTTAATTTGCTCTAAAATCGCCTCACACTCTTTTTTCCCGTTGAGGCATATAACTACACTCCTCGACACCTAAAAACGATTTATCAGCCAATCTCGTACAACCTAGGCACATTTTACAAACACCTTTTAATTCTCTATACATTATTTTTCCTCTAAACCGTATTTTTCTCTTATGTCTGCAAAATTCCAAT